TATCTGGGTCTTTCTGCAATAGATACACCAGAGTTTGCAAAATACCTATTAGTAAAATATGATGCTTTATTAATTCCAGATCTTGGTCTAAAAGGCTTTACACAATCTTCTAAAGAATATATCATTTTCATTTTTTCTTTAGTTGAAGTAAATAATTGTGGAACCCCAGAATTATCAAACCCTCCATCTACAACAACATCGGCATCTGTTGCACCTGTATAATAATTTCCTACATCTAGGCTATCAAATGTTAAAGGAAGTGTTCGGTATTGAACATCTGATCCAGTAGGTCTATATCTATAGTTACCAAGTTTAAATATGTTATCTGGCATATTCATGTTCCACTCAGCCAAAACTAATGACTGTAGGTGTACTGTTGAAGATGTTTCTAGGTGTGTCTTTAATGTCTCACTAACAAACATTTAGACCTCTTCCAGTGATACCGAAATATTCCAGAGATCGTGGTTTGACCCACCACGCTTTACAACGGAGTAGTTAAAGTCTGTTATATAAACCTGCATTATTTGATTGTATTGTGCAAGGTGTCCATAGTCTGCATCATCCTTGCCAAAGTTTGAGTACTTATCGTATGCTAGGAACATCCAAAAAGGTCCTGTGTGGTTTTCATACCAATCAAGAAGTTCTACTCCCCCTGCTCCACCATCTGATGTAAATTCACCTGTTGTATTTTTGTCAGGGGATAAGCCAGTAGATAAAAACCCTGCATCTTGAAAGTATGACCTTGATGGTAGATTATTCCAAGAGACAGACATTGTTAATTTATCTGCTATATGATATGAACGCATACGTCCATTAATGGTTCTTTGTCTTTGTTCAATTCTTGTTGGTGTAAAATTTAATTCCCCACGATTATGGTCTGAAAGAATGAGAAATTGATTAATTAGATCTGGATCTGTAGACTCTGCAAAGTTACCTTGTACTTCATAGCCATCTGGTAGATACACCCCATTAACCAGTGTGCCAGGGTTCTCAGACCACAACAGGGCCTGGGGGCGCTGATACCTACGTCTACCTGTTAAATACCCTGCTGTAGCCATTTAGCCCCTCTGTGTCCTAATTCTCTGTGAGTCAACTTGTCTAATTTGTGTCATAACGACTCTTGCAATATCCTCTGGATTTGCATCAGACTTAACATTGACGTTTAGATTATAATTATACACCTTCTCGCCTTCGTATGATCCGCTATTGATAGCCTTCATTTTATCAACACCATATGAGTCAACGGCATACTTACTCATTACAAATTCTCCAGGGGTGAGCATTGCTGGAATAATGTCTGTACCCCTTGCTTTTCCACCTACCGCAAAATACTTAGGTCTGACCATTCCTCCAGAAGAAAGTGCCATCATTCCAAATCTTCCACCACCACCGCTTCCACCACCTGAAGAAACTGTGGTAGAGGCAGATGCTGCTGTGCCTGCTGCTGCGTTTGCTGCTGCCTGCATTGCTGCTACCTTCGCAACCCACTGTGCATTTTGTTTTGCAATGGCTGCAAGTCTTTCTTCTTCTGCTTTTTGTTGAGCAATGTAGGCTTTAGATGCTGAGTCTCCTGACTTTGCTGCATCTGCGATTGCTTTCTTTGCATCTTCTATTGCTTTCTTTAGTGCTGCACTTGTTGCTGCTGCTTCAGCGTCAGCCTTTGCCTGGGCTGCTGCTTGCGCTGCTGCAGTGGCTTCTGCTGCTGCGTTTGCTGCATCTGCTGCGATTGCTGCTGCGTTTGCTGCATCAGTTGCTGCTGTTACCTGTGCAGGTGTTAGAACTGTAGTCGTATCTGTTGCTGCTGGAATAAATGCACTTGTTGGTGAATACTTTGCGTTATTAATTTGTGAAAGGGCTGCAGCAATTGAATCAACTATATCTTTCATGCTCTTAAGTGGACCCTTATTAATTTCATCTAACTTAAGTGTATAAGCATTAAGTTGAATCTGGATAGATTCCCAACCTAGTTTTTCTTTATCAATTGCAAGAAGTTTTGCATCAAGTATTCTTTGTTGAGCCTCAAGTGTTTTCTGATCTCGATCTAGTTCTTCTTGTGCCTTATCAAGTTGGTATTTCTTAATACCATCAATTACAGTTTCAATATCTCTAATTGCTAAGAGTTTTACTTCTCTTAATTCTGTTATATCATAAACTTGATCTTCTAATTTAAGAATTGCTTCTTGAGCAGTCTTTCTTTGTAGTTCAAGAGCATAAGACTGCTGACCAATTCTAAACTGTTCTGCCTCAATTTGTGCTCTTGTCATACCACTTGCAGATACTAAGCCTTCTGTTTCAGCCTTTCTTGCTGCTGTGATAAAGTCTCCAGATGTACGGCTTGCTGCTTCTGCTGCAGTAGAGCGCATCTCATTTGCTAGTTGTGCTGCTGCTGAGATATCACCTTGAGAAAGCGCATCTGCAAGAGAAATTCTTCTTTGCTCTTGTGCAGCAATATCTTGATTTAGTTCAAAAATTGTACGTAAGGCTTCTTCTTGCTTATCGTACTTTTCATTGATTGCTTCTGTAGCCTTATCAATTAACGTTAGGTCATTTGATAATACCGCTGATCTATCAGACAATGCCTGTAGTGGTCTATCAAAATCAAACTCCATCTTTCTTTGGGCATCATTAATGTTTTCCTGAATATCATCAAGAAGGTTTTGACCAATCTTTGAATCATACTTAAGTTCAAAATTAATTTTATCAATTTTATCTTGTTCTTTTTGAATATCATCATTTATATCTTTAATAGCATTTTCTGTTAAAGTAATTTTTGCTTTAAGATCAAAGTTTTTAATGTCAAAAGCATTTTGTAATGTCTTAGCCTGTAGGTCAAGTGCAGCAATATTTGCATCAATAGCATCTTGTGTTTTTTGTTCAAAAGTTTTTGTTTGATTTGCAATTAACTCAAGAATATCAGAATATTCCTTGGTCTTATTTATTAAATCACCGAACTTATCTTTAACATTTACCGTTGCATCAGCAGAGCCAATAGCCCAAGAGTTATTTTTATCTTTTAATATTTCAAGAATAACTTCATGTTTTACACCAGCAGCAGTAAGCCTCTTAAATGCTTCAACCTGCATCTTTGTTTCTGCAATGTTGTCATTAAGTTTTATTGTGCTTAATTCATAGTTAAGATCAATAGTTTTTTGTATTTCTTTATTTAACTCTTCTTGCTCTTGCTTGGTGGCTTTCAGTCCACCCTGTGCTGCAATCTTTGCAGCCAGTGTTGCGTTCTGTAATATCTTTTGAATTTCAAGTGAGTTATACATTAGTTTATTGTCTTCATCACGAGCATTAGATAAAATATTATAAGCATTAACTTGATTTTCAATTTCTTTGCTTGAATCTTTTACATTTTGAATAAATCCACCAATGGTTGCTACACGGAATCCTTCGTTAATAGTAGCAAAAACTTCTGTTAGCGCATAAATTTGTTTACTATCTTTACCAACCTTAAACAAGGTATCTGACCATAACTTAAACTGTTCTGCATCTAGACCTCTAATAACATCCATGAAGTCTTTATCTATGGCTATACCAATATTTCCAGCAGCATCCTTATACTTTTTTGCTGCTTCTTCTATTCTTTTAATTGCTCCGTCTTGTTCGCCAAGTCCTGGGTTTACTGACTTCTTACCGCCCTTATCAAGAAATTCTTTTAAAGATCCTAAAGGATCAAGTGCATTAAATGCACTTTCCTTAACTAACTTAAGTCTTTGGCCAAGATCATTAAGCCAAGACATATCTTTTGTTGGTCCCTTAGTTAGATCACTTATAGGACCACCATCTTCATCATCTTCGTCTAGCCCAGTACCCTTCCAGTCAAGACCCATCTTCTTAAGAGCAGCAGTATAAGCCTTTACACCTTCGGTAGATTTTCTCCATGCTTCAAATTGTTTTTGAGCAGCAATAGAAAGCGGGTCTGTTGCTTTTAATACTGTGTTTGCACCTGTTACCGCTTGCTTTTTCATAAATCCTATTTGCAAGGTTCTTTCAATATCTGCCTTAACTGAGTCTGCATCTTTTAACATTTTAAAAGCAAATATTGCTTCAAATCTTTTTTCTGCAGGTAACTCCATAAAATAATCAATATTGCTTATAACATAATCTAAGGTAGCATTAGATGGGAGTCCAGCACCAGCAAGTTCTGTTTGATACTTTTGCAACAACTTAATATCAAACTGGCCTTTAGGGAATCTCTTTTTAATTCCGTCAATTTCTTTTCCAAATTTAGCAAGGTCATCAATATCACTTTGATCAATTTCCATTCCCATAACAACTGGAACTTCATCTGGAGCCTTAGAATATTCTTCAAGTGCTGTAAGAACGTTCTTAAGTTTTGCTGGATCACCCATTAATCTATCTGTTAGGTTTTGGAATCCCTGCTGCTTTGTAGGCGTTTCAAACCTTCCAAGAAGTGTTGAAATTCTTGCAAAAGTCTCTGGATCAGTATTTTCTAATGTAACCCTAATAACTTGATCTAAATCTTTACCATTTCTTTCAACAACATCTTTAAGAAGCAACATTTGTTCTGGAGATACTGTCTTTGATTCAACTAGAAGTGATATTCTAATTACATCTTCGATGTCCATACCTTCTAGTTGTGTTCCAAGAAGTTTTGCACCTATGCTGTTGTCCCAGGCCTCTTGCATTCCAAGAATTGCTGCATCCATAGCCTTGTTATACATCTTTTGATCTTTAGAAGTAAAGAATGGCAGCGCATTAAGAACAGTAGATGGCTCAGTAAGTGCTTCTGTAAGATTTTGACCAAACCCTTCTGTATCGTTCTTATAATTTCTTACAACTTCAATATATGAATTTATAGTGTCTAATTGAGATTGAGCAAGTTTATCTAACCCTATACTTCTTTTAGTCTCAAGTTCTGCAATTTGTTCATTAAGTTTTTTAATTTGTTCTAGGTTTTTTGTTCTATCTTTTTCAATAGAAAGGTTTGCTATTTGAACATCATACTGATAGTTTAGGGCATCAGCAGATTGCTGAATTGCTGCAAAGTTTTGTGCTGCAACTCCCTGTAGCAGTCCTGCTGCTGCTCCAATTGCTTCTTGTTCTTTTCCTTTTTGAAATATTCTTGTTGCAATAGTTCCTATTGCAGCACCTGCTGCTATAAGTCTTCCTACAGGAATTGCAGACAGTGTTGCTGACATTCCAGTAACTGCAGTACCTGCAAGTTGAGCCTGAGCAGCAACTGCCATCAAAGATGAACTGTATGCTTTTGCTGCGATTAAGCCACCAGCGGTAGCGCCAGCAGCAAGACCTCCTACTTCTCCCCTACTTGGTAATCCTAACTGAGCAGACCCTACATCTTGGAAATTTTGTGCTGCAGTGTTAAATCCTGTTTGATTTGCCCTTACTAATTCAAGTTGAACCTTTAGTGGATCTCTTGCAAGGTCTTGTCCATCTGGACCAAGAATCTTCATTAACTGACCTTGCATCTGGTACTCTAAAGTTGGATCCTTTAGATCTCTTGCCATCTTTGTAATAATTGATTCTGCCTGTAGATAAGACAATACTCCTTGATTTACTGCAGATGCAAGTTGTGCAGTAGCAATTTGTCCCGCAACAGCAGTTTCATATTGTTGTGAAAGTTTTGTAAAATCATCTTTAAACTTTTTACCAGGTTCAGATGAAAGAAAACTTGTTCCAAACTCTTGGTTTACAACACCAGATACAGTTGTTCTTCCCAACCTTTTCTGCTCATACTCTTGAGTAATTGATACTTCCCCAGTTATTGATCCAAACTCTTCTAACTTTTTAGTTGTCATAGAGAATGACTCAGCAAGTTTGTTGCCTTCTATTATTGCCTTTTTAATTTGTGCAGACTGCATCTTTAATATAGCAGCGTATCCTAAAGCAACTCCTGCAAGAAGTTTTAGTGGTGTATTTAACATTGGGGCAATCATTGCTAACATGGCAACTCCACTTAGAGTGCTCATGTTTCTTGCCATCATCCCTTCGGGATTTGTAGAAGCCTGTGCCATACCCATCATAGGAAGCATAGAGGCAGCCATTCCAATACCCATGTTCTTGCCCATGTTGTTCATCTGCTTTAACTGACGAGCATTTTTTAACTCTTCTTTGGTCATTGTTGATGCAACTTGAGTATTTTTTACTGTACTATCTGCTGCAGCGTCTACTGCTGTTGTAGTAGAAACAAAAGATGCTTTAACTTTTGATCCAGCGTTCTTTACACCTTCAAGTGCGTTGGATGCTAGTCTTGACTGTCTTGCAGCCCTTGCTGTTTCTGTTGCAAAGTTTGTGATTGACCTCATTCCTTTATCTGTAATTAATGAAGTAGCAGCATTTCTTACTCTTCCTCCAGATGAAGTAGGCTCTTGTATTTTGCCGAAAGCATCATATCCTGGTGGATATACAGGAGTAACTGGTCCTGCATACTTTCCACCTTCTTTTAGTGATGCTGGGTAGCCATCCCAACTAACATTTGACTCTGCAAACCCAGGAACATTATCAGCAATCATTGAACGAATAAGTGGCATATACTTTTCAGATTGCTTTGCAGGAATTACTGCCTCTCCTGGAGAAAGCATTGCAGGTTGAATATCTCCAGCACCCTTTGGACCAGGTACTGAAACAATGCCTTCTGCTAATTCAAGAGGAGCCTTTACCTTAGAGTGAACTGCGTGTAACTTAGTCCAATCAACACCTAACCCAGCCTTAAGTCTATCAACCATTCTTTGATATACAATTTTTTCAACTCCTGTTGTTAACCCAAGAGAAGCAATAGTCTTTTCTAATCTTGGGATAGTCGCATTAATCTCAGCAATCATTGCATCTTGATATTGCTGTGGTGTCATAGATCTTGCTATATCAGCAGTATTTTCAGCAAATGCTTTTCTAGCACCACCCTTGACTCCAAGAAGATTGATCATTGCCTGCTCTTCTAGAGATGGCATGTTGAATTTAAATTCTCTTTGTCCTGAAGCCGAACCGAATACTCCAGAGGCACCTTGATCTGCTACGTTTGGTCCAAACACGTTTGAAGGAGATAAGTCTTTGTCTCCTCTTACTGTTGAAGCAAGAAGTTGTGAAAAGTATTCTTCCTTAGAGAACTTAGTTCCTCCAGTTGCAAATTTTGGATTGTATGGAGATTCAAGGACAATAAATTTACGCTTACCAGTTAAGTCTGTTGGATCAACCATTGTTCTAATTGTTTGTTCTGGAGCGTCTAGTTCTGGGAACGCCCCTCTAGTAATTACTGTTCCTCTTTGTTCTGCTAACGCTGCCTTTTCATTAAGAACTGGCTTAACAACAACAACTTGTCCATTTGGTTTTCTGTAAACCCCTCCAACGCCTGGGATTGGAAAACTGTGACCTGTAAATTCTTCTAACCTTACTCCAAAGTTTGTTGGTGGAGTATCTTTAAACTTACTTGATCTTACACGAGCATCTATCTGTTGAGCCGCTGCTCTATTTTTTGCAATAACCTTAAATGGTATTGGCATTCCAAGTGAAACTACTCCACCAGCAAATCCTGGAAGTTCTTCATCTTTTGGTCTAAATCTTTTGAAAGATTTTATTTTTTCATTGCTTAAGCCAGCATCTTGCAACAATGACAGTTGATTTGTTTTTGAACCAAACTTTTCATAGTAGCCACTAGCAAGTCTTCTATCTAGTGTTGCGTGAACTGCTTTTTGAACTGATGTTCTTTGAGATGCTGGTATATCTAAAATAAATCTACGAGCAGCCTCTGCTTGTGCTCTTTTTGATATGTGCATTCCACCAAGAGATGTTCCTGAAATGTTTTGAAAAAATGTATTAAAAAATCCTTGTTCTTCAAATACATTGCTTGGGGCATTTCTTTTATATTGAGTTAATCCTGGTAACTCATCTACCTGTCTATCTGTAAATCTATGACTAAATGCTGGAGTATATTCAAACTTTTCAGCCCTTGCTGCTTGAACTTTTTTAACAGCATCAAGGTCTGCTTGTGTTATTCCATATGGGTTATCTTTAGTGTTTGCAAGTAACTTTAACTCTTCAATTTCTTGTTTATGTGTGGAAACAAGTTCTTTATAAATTGGTGAATTTTGATATTTTGCTCTTAAAGACTTAACTTGTTGTGGGACACGACGGTTTCTTCCTGCTTGAAATTTAGGAAGGTTTCCTGCTATTAACTTGGCTACACTAGTAACATTTTGTCCACCAAGATTTTTTCTTATAATTGCATGAAGAAGATTTTCTTCTGTGGTATCTGTTCGCCCTTTAGACCTTAGCCATTCTTCATTTTCTTTAAGTTTGCTTTGAACATAATCTTTTTTACCTGCAGGAATGTAGAAGAATTTACCTCCAACAGAAACTTTAACTCTATTTCCTTCTGTAGCAAATGATATTCCTCTAAGTCCAGAAGAAATATCAACGACTGGAGCAAGGGATGAACTAACAGCACCTCTTGTTGATGCAGCCCGTGTTGCAGCAGCCCGTGTTACAGCAACGCCAGTAGTTCCAGTTATAAAACCTGGAACCTTATCTTGAATAATCTGATTAATAAACCCTGCATACTTTTGTGTTTGCTTTGTTGGAATAACAGACTCTCCAGGAGAAAGCATTGCTGGAACTACGTCTCCTGCTCCCTTTGGTCCTGGTACAGATGTTGTTCCTCCCGCAAATTTCTTAGGAAGTAGAACTCCGCCTCTAGGCATAAACATTCCTGGGTTACTTGCTGCAAAGGCTCCCATAGATGCGTTGGCCTTGGTGTATACACTTGTTAAAGATGTTAGAGCAGATGCCTCTAGAGCATATGCTGCAGAGAGTTGTTGATGCTTAGAGTAAAGGGCATTGCTAATAGATATGTTTTCTAATTCTTCTTGTGATAAATACTGTGTCTTTAATGCTGCATCAGTTGATCCCGCTGCAAGTTGCTGATATCCTTTACGAAGAATCTGAACACCCTTAACTGAGTTTGCAACAGCATTTGCAAGTAAACCAAATGTCATTAAGAATATAGGTCCTAGGCCTCCAACTACAACAGTAATAATTCCAATAGCCTTCTTTATTCCATCTGGAAGGTTATTAAATTTTTCTGCCATTCTTGCAATAAACTCAATTACTGGAGTAAATACCTTAGCAAATAATTCTCCAATTGGAGCAATAGATGCTTTAAATTTTTCTACTGATGATGCTAATTTGTTCATTGGTGAATCGGCTTGAACCTTTAATTCTCGTTGACTTAAGATTGCAAGTTCTTCAACAGATGCATTGGTTAATTGAAGTACACGAGCAGCCTGTGTTCCTTCTCTTCCTATGTTATTTAAAAGTGCAGAGATTCTAGCAAACTGATACTTACCAAAAACCTTTTCAATTACTCTTGCTTTTTCTAGATCTGTTAATGGTTGTAATGCTTTTGCAAATCCAGTTACAGTATTTCTTAAGTTACCAGCATTTGCTTCAACAATTCCCTTGATATTAATTCCAACGGCTGCTGCAGCCTTTGATGCAGCGTTACTTGGATTAATTAAAGATGCAAGGCCAGACTTAAGGGCGTTAGCACCTTGTGCTGCAGAAATTCCACCTTCTTGCATTGCAGCCATAAAATATGCAAGATCTTTTACATCTCCTCCAAGTTGCTGAATAACTGGAGCAACCTTTGGAATTGCTTCTGTTAAATCATCAAGTGCTACAACAGTTTGGTTTTCAACTGCGTTAAGGAAATCAATTGTTCCAGCCATTGCTCCAGTATCTATCTGGAATGCGTTCTTTAATGCAATTGTTGTTTCTAATGCCTTTTCTTGTGTAACTCCACCAAGTACTGCAAGTTTATTTGTTTGCTCTACAAGGTTTTCTAATCCCTTACCAGAAAAACCTGCTGCTGCAGCATCTGCAGCCATCTTAATTGTGTCAGCAACTGTAAGACCATACTTAGTATACTCATCAGCAAGATCACGAATATTCTTTAAAGCAGCGTTTGTTGCTCCTTGGTCTGTAAAGATATCTCCATAAACTTTTTTAAATCTAATTGTTTGTGTTTCAATTTCCTTAAATGTTTTAATTGCTTGAGCGCCAAAAAGCATAAGTGGAATTGTAAAACCAACCATAAGTTGGCGGCCTGCCCACTGAGTATTCTTACCAAAGTTTAATAGTTTTGTTGAACCATCATCAATAAGTTTATTTAATATTTGTTGTTTTTGTGTTGCCATCATTAACTGGGTAGTTAAATTTTGCATGTTCAGGGACTTTGGAGTAAACTTCATGGCGTTCATTGCGCCTTGAGCATCACGTCCTAATTGAACATACTGTTGCTGTAAAGTCTTTACACGCTTGTCTACAAGTTTTCCAATGGTGTCAAATTCACGACCAAAAAACTTTCCAAAAGTTTTGGTAGATGCTGCACCATATCTAAAGTATTCTTTAAGTGATAATCTTTGTCTATCTAGGTTTGTAGCAAACTGCTCAGAGGCAGTGCTCATTCTTGTCATTGATGCTGTCCACTGACCAGTGGCATTTACATTGTGTAGAAGAGATTGTGCGTATTTTGCTTGGGCTGCTGCTGCAGCCTTTGTTCCAACAATTAAGGAACGGTTAAGGGCTGTGAGTTCCTTCTCAAGTAGACGCAGTTGCGTCATTGCTTGTGAGGTATCAATATTTATAAAAATATTGCTATTTGTATCTCCAGCCATTAACCGTTAACCTTAAACCGTTATAGTTCTTCTTGTGCTAAAGCAAGTAAAGCGGTATCTGAAAGATTAATTCCAGATGCTGCCTCAATGATTGAATAAACCGTAGGAAGATCAATTACATCCTCAAGTTTCTCAATGCTTTCCCCCAACTCTGGCTTATACTGCTCCATAGCGATTGCCACGCACTCAATTAAAAGTGTCATAGACTTATCGTTATCATTTTGGACTGCCCCCAAGCCCTCAAACTTCTTCATAAATTTACGTAAAAGTGAGATCTTGAGAGGTCTTACCTTGATCTTTGTTCCATCAATCAGGGTAATTATTTTTTCTTCATGAACTGTTGTAGTCATAACTTCCTCTCAGTAAGTTACCTCAATTATAGCATAAAAGGGCTATTTTGTTAGGTCTTCGTAATCAAGACCCATGCCTATTCCAAACCCTACCTTTTGTGCAGTAGCACCCTGTAAAGACAATACGTCATTGCTATCGCTGGTTTGACCTTTACTAAATACCCTAGCCTTCATGTCTTCCCACTCCTTTTGACCTTTATCTTGATTTGTTGCACCATCTAAATCTACCCCTTGAATTGCTGCAAGGAATTTCTTTTCTTGATAATCTAAATCTCTAATAGATCCAATTGTTGTAACTAACTCTGGCATTGACATGTTTAGTTCTAATTCTTGATAATCTTTCCATATACCCAGCAAAAATATCTCAGACTCTAATTTTGCTAAATCTAACTCATCCCATCCGCTTCCAGAGGACTCACTCTTTAGTGCTTGTTCTTTTACTGGTTCGTCTATCTCACCGTTCACACTTATACCCCCGCCAATATTAATTATCTTATAAATTGTTGGAAGGTCAACATTATCTTCAAGATCTTCAAGTGTTTTAGAAATTTCTGGCTTATATTGTTTCATAGCAATTCTTGCACACTCTGACAAATAGGATATTGATTCAAGATCATTTTTAGCATCTTTAATTAAATGGAATGCCTCCATAAACTCCCTAAGATATTTAATTTTTAAGGGATAAATCTCTATTTGTTCGCCATCTATTAATGTAATAATGTCTGACTTATATATTCTTGTTGCCATCTTATCAATTTTACCACAAACAAAAAGCCCACCCCCAATTAAGGAGATGGGCTAGTTGTTAATTTATATTAGATTGAACTTGAGTCCCAAGTACGGTCAACGATCTTACCGTATGAGCCAGAAGCGTCCTCTGGTAGCAAACGGAATGATACTTCAAACATTGAAGCCTCATCACGCTTTGCTGATACTGTTACGTTTTCAATAGACAAAGCACGGTATGCTGTGTAGACTCGCTCAATGTATGGAGAATCTGCACAATCACCTGTTCCTGGTCCAACTGCAACGATAGCACGTTCTACTGGGCACTCACCAATATCACCTGCAGAAAGATTCAATGTTCTTCCTGCTGATGTTGACTTATTTCCAGATAGATCATCTTCGTTTGCTGCCAATGAGAGAAGCAAGTTCTCTAGTGTAGCCTCAGCAAAAGCAGTTGCAAGGTTAACCTGCATTCCCTGCTTGTAAAGTTTAGCAACGTCAAGAATCTGGTCTACCTGGACTTCACCGAAGTCTGGTTGGAACTGCATTTCAAGACCGTTCATGGTATAACCTACGTTTGTATAAGCAGCCTCATCAGACAAAGTTTCCTTGTATGATTCGCCGTTTACAAATGGCTCCAGTGTGCCTGGAGTTAGGGTTGTGTCTGCAACGAAAAGCGCTGCTGCTCCAACGATAATGTTGGTAGAACTTCCACGACTATATGCCATTTATTCACCTCTTCCTTAAAATAGATATTAAGTTGTTTTGGCGTGATTTGTTTCCTCAGCCTCAATTATAACATTGTTTTATATAACTATTTTGTTTGCATCAGAGAGTCTTGCCTCTGGAGTCCAGTCAGAATATAGCATCTGATCTTGATTTGACAAACCTGGGGTTATCGGTCCTGGTGCCTGGTGGTACTCAAAGTCAATGATTATCTTGTTACCGCCATAGGTGCGGGCTGTTCCAAAGTCAATAATGTCTCTGGTTTCTTCTAGTTGGTATACCTTAAAACTATGGAATAGGAACATGTTGTCTACGGTAGTTCCATCGTCTAACTGTACTTTTCGGTTGGCACACCAGGCATTTAACTCTTCAGCAGACTCATCTCCACGGTCAAGAAGCCTCAAGACAGCCTCCTGTGTTTGAATCATGGTTGGGATTGAGTCTTCTCCAAGTCCATAAAAATAATATAATATCTGTTCATTTTTTATGTGTGGAAACTTGTTCTTCTGCATCTTGATAAGTCTATCCCATGTACAGGCAACACCGTTGCTTACTGGTGTATTGACATTATTTAGTATCATCCACTTTTCTGTAAGGTCGTCAAGATTAAATGGTGAAGGTGGAAAAAACGGGGTTACATATCCTAGGCTCTCACTTAGTTTTGATTGTAAGTACTTATTAATCCATAACAATGGAGTATTTAATAAATCTGTATTAGCCATTTAGTAACCCCGCATTTGCTATCCATCTATATCCTACATCTCTTCCCTTTGATCTTCCAGATTTCTTTCCTGATGTAAGGTTCTTTTTATATAATATAGGGTTTTCTAAGTATTGTGATATACCGCTTGATCTTAAAAATGCTTGTGTAAAATACTTTGTAAAGAAGGAATCAATTACTTTTTCAAATGCTCCTGTTGTTGCGTCTCCGCCAGGATTATCTACATTCACACTATTTCTAGTAAATACTGTTTCTCCGCCTTCTTCAAATACAAGCACATCAGAATTTCTTGGTGTAATCGTTACTGGTATTCCCTCTTCCATTATTCTTGCCTTTTCATAGAAAGGTACATTTGATCCATCTTTGAGTGATGATGATTGTTTAAAGTTTGTTATAAATGTTAGTCCATTATTGCTTACTGTGTGTTTTATGTCATATAGTCTTGCGTTTGGACTTCCCACTTGATACCATTCATATATATGGTTTAGTGCTTGTGGATTTACCCTTGCATTTGAGTCAATATATTTTTGCAACATTTCTGAAATGTTTAAACCAAGATTATGAAAGAACTCAACTTTTCCAATTTGAACTCCATCTAGGTAGCCAAAAGAGTATTCAATGATATTGTCCATATCTTTTCTAAACTGCTTGCTATTAATTGCTAGTCTCATTAGATATCTGATGCCTGATTCTCTGAACGGCGTACCACTAATGCAAAATACTCTGGATCTCCAAATGGTCCTATGATTGGTGACTGAGACTCAATCTCATATATTGTTGACTTTCCAGCCCTTGTTCCAGAGGTTTCTACGTATAAGGGGACATCATTTTTTGTTCTAATGTTTGTAACAATAACATTTGTTATTGCATCTCCTACATTTTCTTCAGAAAAACGAATGTCCTTCTTTGTTCTTCCTACTAAGACTTTCTTTAATGTTATGTTTACATTTGTTTTTACTTCTTCATCTACCGTGCCATCTTTTGAAAAATTACAAACTACTGTCTTATTGAAGATCCAAGTCTTTTTAACATTTCCATAAGCACCCTGTTCAACTATTGGATAGTAAACATCTGCCTTCATTGGATACATGAAGTCTGTCTCTTCACATAGATCCATTACAACACCCAAGGCTTAGGGAGATTGTCTACGTATTTATCTAAAATCTTATCTACTAAGATATTTCCAGTTCCGTCAATAAGTCTCTTATCATATTCAATTTTAAACTGTTCAGTGCTATACATCTTGACGTATCTCTTGTAATAATCTAGTTTTCCACACTTAATATCATTAATTAACATTTTTGCTGCGTCCTGAATATCATAAGGAACAACCTTGTATCCAGTTTCTAGCAAGAAGATATAATCAGTTCCTTCTGCAAATCCAACACCAGAACTAACAGTTTGAACGTTTCCACTATCCTCTGTATCAAACATAGAGATTGAGTCAGAGTATGCTAAAGGAATTCTTGCTGGTTTTCTTTCTGCACGGTTTAATGCATCTGTTAGTTCAACAGGATCTTTTGTTATTGCGCTCTTATCTTTAGTTATTAAATAGTTAAATACTCCAAGGATGTTTGGAGTTTCCGATGAGTCATAAACTAATTCTGCATTTTCGTGTACAGTTAAAATCTTATGTGTTTTATCCCAAAGCGGTACATAGTCAGTTCCCTGACCAACAACCTCTAAGTAAGTTCTATTATAATAAAATCCACCAGTAAATGCATCAATAATTGCTCTTGCAAGTTTTTCATGCTCTGTATATTCCGCTATCTCAGTAGGGGTTGTCCCTAAACTTGCTGGATCCACATACGGTCTTGTTATATCTAGATTATCTTCTACTACTATGTCTCCACGAGTATTTTCAACTCCCGATACCGTGACACTTTCATAAACAGTAACTGGATATGACTTGTCATACCGAACATAGTTTCCAGTAAGTTCATAGGTAATTCTAGAGTTTTCATCTGACTCAAGAACTATCTCTGATTCTACCTGCTCTAAAAGGTCATCAATTACAAGGATATATTCTGTATCTGGTTCTGGTACTGTATAAGATACAGACAATGGGTATGGTGGCTTACGTAGTATTTCCATTATTTACCGTAATAACTCGCTAATTCTTCAGGTGTCGCAAGGCGTACCTGCTTACGTGTTAGCCATTTTTCTGATGCTTCTTTAGTTACAATATTATAGCCTGGTTTTAGTTGGCCAACTTTTAACCAATGTAAATTTTTACTTGAGTATATTGCAACTTTTTCACTTGTTTTGCTTGGTTCAATAATTTCTTTATTTGGGTCTGGAATAAAACTTCCTATTGTTTCTAAGATCTGTAATTTTGTTGTGGCTCCGTCTAAATTAATATTATTCTTTTTGGCATAGGACTTTAACTCAAAAACTGTCTTTCCAACTAATTCTTCAATTGTCATAATTATATCCTCCTATGTTATTATACCAGAATGTGAAGAAGGAGGGCAGTTGTTACACCGCCCTCCTCATTCAATTATTTATGAGTATTACTCAGAAACGTTATCTGCATCGCCGTAGGCAACTGCATCTAGTTCTTCCCATTGAACACCAAAGCGGACGAATACTGTGTATTCAATTGTATCCTTCTTTGGCTTGTATTCACGGTTTACAGTAATATCACGCTGGAATCCCCATACACGGTTTGATGGGAATGTCAAGTCGACGAAACCATCTGGGTAGTAAGGAACTTCCATTACATCAATTCCTAGAACACGAGTTGTACGTGCTCCACCAATTGTCTGTGCATTTCCCTCTAGGTATGTCTCACGACGTGCATCTGTACCATTGAGACCTGCTGATGTTGAGAATGCTGATGCAATTGCATCTGCAAGTGTACCGTTGTTTGAAACAATACCCTGGAAAGCATCTGTACCAGCGTAGAACTTTAGGTTCGACTTAACTGCACGATACTTACGTGGCATTGCCAATACGATCTCCTGCATAACTGCTGGAGTCCAAGCATCATTAGTGACAGCAACAACTGCCTCATGTGCATCGGTATTTCCAACAACTGCGCTATTGCGAGTCTGGTTTACGAAACCATTCATGATTGAAAGGAAATCACCTGTTGCGCCATCACCATTGATAGCAAGATCTTCAATATCGTTTGCGAATGCATTTGTCATCAAGCGAACTAGATGATCTTCAAGTGCTCCACCTTCAATATTGTCTTCTAGTGATTCTGTAGAAACTTCCCAATCAAGACGAATCTTCTTTGTAGTAAGTTCTACCTTTGTAAATGTTGCTCCAGCATTAGTGTAGTTTGGGCTACCCTGTGCTGCTGCACGAATGACACGCTCTCCAACGTTAACCTTTTCGATTTCCATTGTGTTTGCTCTCATTGTAACTTTACGACCATCCTTGGCGAGTACTGTTGCATCCCACACGTAGTCGATGAAGCGACGAGCCTGTTCTGGTGCAAGAATACCACCTGCAGTTCCAGTTGGGTTAACAGCGTTTGCTCCAGATGTTACACCGAAGTTTGCTGTTGCTGTGTTACCAAGTTGTGATCCAACAGACGCTGCTGCTGAGTCTAGACCTGTAGCACCACCAACACCACCTGATACGAGTGATCCCTGGGAGTTAATTTCTGCTCCTGAGCCACCTGAACCTGGATAGTTCTTGGCTATATCTTTATCTTGTTCTGACATTATTTCACCTCCTAGTGAATATATTGTTAATTAAATAGGTCGGAATTTTTGAGGAAACGTCCGCCCCATAGGGATTTCTGAACCTTTACAGGCTCAAACTGCACGATCTCGCCTAGATCGCCAGACTTGCGGAAAGCGGTATCTTGCTCTACGGCATCTACTCTCTTTCCAAACTCATTGAACTGACCCTTGACTTGTGTTACTTCTGTAGACACAGTGTCAACGGACTTGCTAAGTGCTTCAACCTGCTCATTAAGAGACTTAATGGTTGCAGCGAGATCGCCAAAGGCATTAGTAAGAGAGTTCTTGATTTCAGCAACTGCATCTACAATTGATTCATCTGACTTTGCTACAGCAAGTTCGGCTTCAACTGCTGGAGCAACGCTCTCTTCTTCTACTACTGGAGCAGAAGGAACTGCACCACCATCATCTGACTTTTCAACAACAGTATCTGCTGGTGTTTCGTCAGCGATTGCAGGAGTTTCTACTTCTGCTGGCTGTGCCTCTGGAGTAATCTCAACATTCTCAACTACAGCATCTACTGCTGTTTCTGTTGTTTCTGTCATTTGACTTACCTCCTTTGTAATCTTAATTGTACTAATGCCTTTAGCACTATCAACTAAGAACTTTATCATGTTTGCTTTTTCGTTATCACTTTTTTCTACGAAACCAATGTTTTCCATGTTCTTACCACTTACTGGGCTTTCTGCTGTTTCTGAGTCAGATACTAATACGATACCGTTTTCAGAATCGTAAAAAACATTTTCAATTACTGCATCTACTGATGCTCCAGAAATAACATTCTGGCCATTGACCTTTTCAACAGAAATAATGCTTGCAAACTGGTTTGCTGGGCTATCTACAAGAGATAGTTCATAAAGGTCGTAGTCCTTAATAATACGGATTGCCTTGTCCATTTCTGCATTGTATGCATCATCCCAAGACTTAATGTTTCCACCAATAGAAAAACCACTATATGTGCCATCTAGGACTTTTTCCCAGGCATCTTGTGCACCCTTTGATACGTATGCAGATACGTAGACTCCGCTATAAAACTTCTTTGAATTAGGGTCAAAATACTTATCTTCTTTAAATGAGACAATCTTTCCTACCGCTGATGGTTGGTGCATTTCTCTTAGATTCCCACGGAAATTTTTAAATGCCAAAAGACTTGCCTCAGTTGTAACAATATCATCTTGCTTATCAATATTGTCAAGAGTTGCAAATCCAGAAACCATTCTGCGTTCTATATCCACCTTGCCAATAGGCATTGACAGACGGACGCTATCCTTGTCTGTTGTCCAGTGTGCTTTATTGATTAACATATCGTTATCCATTATACCAAATGTTTTAAGAGATTTCTCAATTATTGAGACGCTCTACCCTCTCCTTGTGGATTACGTCCATCAAGGGTTGCTGCCCCATCTGATTGACTATTTGTTCTTTGTGAATCTCGTTCACGGTTGCCAGCAAGGTTTGCTCTAGCATCTGTTGCTTGTCTTGGAGTCATTGTAAATGGAACATCTCCATCTTTTCTCTGTGGCAAATCAAGTGCTGTACGAGCCTCATTTGGAGTCATAACCTGAGTCTTAACGTATCTTTCAATAATCTGAGACTGTGCGATCTCATCAGTAAGGGTTAGTTCATTAAACTTAAGTTCAAGAACATCTGTCTTTTCCTTAATGATCTTATTAACAACCTTTTCAAGATGATGCTGTGCAGGACGTGCAACCTGCTCTTTAAATGTTCTATCCTGAGAAAGTGCTGCTGCAAGACCAGACTCTGATCCACCTAGTTTTGAGATAGGTACTTGATGAGCAATTAGAATGTCATCACGATTTTGTTTACGATACTCTTTAAATGATCCATCTTGAATACCGTTTTCAATAGGCTGCATGTTAAACTCAACTTTATTCCCATCTGTATCTCCAGGAAGTGGGATATAAAGAGTTCTGTGGGACTGAGACTTTAGTCCAGTCTGAAGGAATCTAAACATTTTATCTTCAGCATCGCCAGATAGTTTTGCACCCTTTAGAGTAATAATGTATCGTGGTACTGCCTTGTTTTCAAAGTAGTCAATGTTATATCTTGAGGCTAGTTGATCTCCGATTAGAGATGGCATTGCAGAAACAATATCTGGAATACCATAGTAGGTGTTTAGTGGAGAATAAGACTTAATATGAATAATTTCATTTGCACGACTATCCGCTGTTACTGGGTTTGGATTGTTAGCCCCAAAGTTTCTAAAGTAAACAACTGCCTGACCAATAATCTGAAGGAAACCATCATTAAGTCTACGAACACGAACAGTGGTTGCTGGAATATGGCCAATGTAACCAATCTCACCTTTTATTGTTCTACCAACTTCAATGAACCCATTGCCAGTTGCCTCAACATCTGTATAAACCTTTTCCATAATTTTTGTAAAACTATCATCATCGTTAAGGTTTTCTAGCCAGTCACGCAATTCAATTTTTGCTCTTTCAATTCTGTTTCTTGCCCTGTCGGTTGCTAACGCATCTTCTGACATTTCTAGTCTAAGTGCAGTTCTATCTGCAATATCAAAACGATATCCAAGGCCTACAATATTTTCTACCTTTGCATCAATTGCTGCATGGTTAGCAAAAGAGGTATCGTAGAAGTTTGCAAGTTCATACATGTTATATGGTGGTGTGATTACGTCAAATAGACCGTATCCATTTCTATATACCGTTCCAGGATTAAGAGCCTTTGATCCAGCATCTACTCCAGATGGAACTGCATTTGCAGAATCTAAATATGCCTCATTTGGTGTTATTGCTTTGCTTACTTGTCTTGCTACACGACGACGGAAGTTTTGATCTAGGCCAGAGTATTTTTGTAACTCTTCCCAGTTTTTATTAAATGGGTCACTTAAATTAAACTTATTTTCTTCTTGCTCTTGAGTATTTAAACTTGCTCTAACATACTGGAAGTTATCATCATCATCACTCATTTTCGTATGCATCCCTTCCATGTGTTTTTAATGTTTTCTGTGCATCAGCAATAGCGCCTAAGTCATTAACATTTGGAATTAAACCTTGTCTCATTCTATCTTTTTGTTCTGAATACTCTTCTTCAGATACTCTTGTTAGTCCCGCAACAAAGTGGGCTGTTCCTTCTCCATCGTCACCATTAAATATTGCAGCCCTCTTAAGTTCTGCAATCTTTGATATGTCACCTTTTTGAGAGGGAATGTTTAATACAGAACCAGTTCCGTCAGTAAACCATTTTCCGTTTGATTTCTTATATACATATAGACCCCAGTCATAATGCTTATCAATGACCTTACGTCGTACATTTTCAACAATTGGTTTGCCAGTTTTTGGGCTAAATAAAGAATCCATAACCATAAGTATACCAGATTACACTGGTGAGGCTACAGATATTGACCATGTAGTGTCATTGTATATTTTCATCTTATCTGCATCAAAAATCATACCTTCTTGATCATCAATGATAATCTTATTAGTTCCAATATAGGTCTTATACACATCTTGAGCGTTTACTCCATATAATGCTGAAGCAGAGATAACAAGAACGCCATCCCAAGTAAAGTTATTTAGCCAATATGACCAATCTCTTTCTGTTAGCCCATCCTGCTTAACCTTAAGCCATGGCCTATTAATCTTAGACTGTAACTGCTGAAGGTTATTTGCTTGGTAATACGCAACATTATTAAACAATGCTGGACTATTTAAGTTAATTGATCCTATAAATAAGTCAAAGTTTACCGCTTCTCCAAAGTTAACTCCTACTGCTGACCACTCTTTGATGGTTAGGACTGGATCTCTTACAAGAATTCCATTAATATAATATGATATTCCTTGGAAATCAGAGTTGTCTGACTTATTCTTAGCATAAATCTTACCACGTTGACCAGTTTCGTCATTTGCCACAATAAAGAAAGTAATTGTATCTGCTTTATGTCTTATCTCAAACAAAGGAATTGGTGTTCCTGGAAATGATTCTTGATCATATCTTATCCAAGACTGCATAGCACTTACTCTATAATTTTCTGCAAGAGACTGATTAATTGGCATTGAAATTCCACGATCAAAGTTTGAGTCAAAGTCTCCACGAACTTGTATTCCAGAAGTTCTATTCATGTATAAGTATGGAGTGCTTCCCTTATAAATACTAAAAGGATTTTTTGACTTATAGTCGTAGTATAGTCCAGAGCGCTTGTAAGGAAATAGATCTGTTCCAAATCGTGTTCCTACTGGATTAAAGGAGTTGTCGTTAAATGCTTGTGATGCAATTTCAAGTTTTCTTAGAAGTATAGGCTTTGTTAATATTCCACGAACATTAAACTCAAGATGATAGACGATTGCAATTTCATTAAAGTCAATATCTTTTCTTGGATATATTATAGTATTATCAACAACCTCAAACTTTGTAGTTGCCCAAGAAGAGTATTCAGATACATCTACTATGGAATTTTCTTTTGCAGATAGGGTTGTTGTAAAATTGTCTTGTGAAAGATTTGCGCCGTCTGCAACATACTGAAAAGTAACATAACTTCTAATTGCTGCATTTTCTGTATTATATTCGTAATACTTTAAAGCCTTTTCTTTAAGATCTTGGTAGTTATTCCAACCAGTAAGCAAGGAGTTGTCTAACTGCTGATAGGTTCTTTGTGTTGGCAATGAATAAGAATTAGACAATTCTTCATATGTCCAAGATCCAGTAGTTTCTGATTGAAGCAAACTTGAGGGTGATGGATATCCTAGATTAAACTGTAAGAAGTCTAAATCATAGAATGAGTTTCCAACATCATTTTGAACATATTGTGCAAAATAAGATAGTGGCATATAGTCTTCCCAGTATCCAGAAACACCGATGTCTAGGAATAGACTTCCATAAGAGTATGTTGGTAAAAGCGTATAACTTGCTGTATGTGCTAGTAGGGCTATTGCGTTTTCTGATGACTCAATTCCGCTACCCGTATATGTGTCAATAATCGCAATTCCATTTTCATCAAAATGACTAGAGATAGAGTTTGCATTTAGGCTTGTTGAAAATCCTATAGAAAATATATATCCCTTAAATGTTTTAGATCCAGAGTTGTCTCCACCTACATAAAGGCTTAGAGAGTTTTGATTGCCAAAGAATGTTGCAACGTTGCCACCAAAGGTATTTACAAGTGTCTGGATATTAATTCCTGCTGCAAAAAGTTCTTCAACTTCAAACTCATCTGTACGATATATTTCTTGAGATACTCCTGAGTAATATAATGAGTACACAATTTCTAACCCATCTACATTAATAGAAAAGTAGTTTCCTGTACTTTGATTGTATATCTTAAATAATACCTCTTCTGCTTCGTCTGTCCCACTACCCTGGTTATTTACTTGAAATACTCCATACAAAGATGCAACCTGTGAATTTAAAATATTAAAGTTAGCAAAGTTAATATATGCACCATCGTTGTTCCAAGTTGAGTCTGGATTCAAGGATATAAAGTGAGCATCTGTTCCTAATTCTCCACTAGCAAGATTTTGATATAAGGTATCTGAGTCATCATAAAGTTCTTGAAGTGTTTTTGTTCCAGTAAATATTGTTGGCAGTGAGTACTGAGGTGTTGTTAATGCTGTTGAAGTTGTTGACAGATTATCAAATGTTCCCTGTTGCCATTGTGCAAAATCTGGGTAATTATAATTTGCTGTATAGTCTGCAAAAGAATAATCTAAAAAGGCAGAAGTTCCACTATATGCAGAGTCAATGCTTTCTGATGAACCAACACCCTGTCCATAAACATATCTTCTTTTTGCTACAACGTTTGCAACCTGGTAAGAGTATATTGCTACACAATCAATTTCTACTGGATTTACATCAGCATAAGCATAAAACCCAAGCCAGTCTTCTCCAGTTATTGATGGCAAAGGTATGCTTGATGTAACAAAATCTAATGAAATAACCTGTTCTCCATTGATTAGCACTGTGGCATTATCGGTAATTAACCTAATGTGAATTAGCATTGGTCTAAACCACTCACCAACAAAGTGAGAACTAAACTTGCCACCGATCAAAAGAGTTAAGAATCCACCCTCTACATACAGACCATCTTCACTTCCTATTGGTCCAAAGATTCTTTTAGCCTCATACGAATCAGAATTTATTCTTGCCCAAAATTCTAATGTGTAATCACTATGTCTTCCATTTTCATGTAAGAAACCTTTACCAGGAAATATAAAGGAAGGATCTCCACCAATGTTTGGAGACAGTTTTGTAACATTTGATGCACCAAAAACCAATGGAACTCCAGTATTTTTTGCAGATAAAGAATTGTTATTTACAAGATAATATCCAGTATCAGAAGATATTCCGTATGCTGGTGCTGGAATTACTTTGCTAGTTGTAGTTAGTTCAATATCTACTGGAAATACTTCTGGAGATACGCCTAAAGAAACTACGTTAAACTCTTCAGACCATTGCCCTACAGATATTCCATTAAAGTAAAATTCATAGTCGTTTATGTTATCTCCACCAGTGGCTGTGACTACCTTTAGAACTACCCTAAAGTTTGTACTTTCATTTGGAATCTCAAATGTTTCTGATATAAACAACCATTGATTTGATATTGATGTATTAAATGTTTTTAATTTTTGTATTACCTGAGAGGTTGTAGTATCTGTATATTCGTACCCAATAGATACTGACTCCAGATAAACGCTTGCAGAATAAAAATGTGTTCCAACACAAAATGTTCCAAGAGATAAGTCTAGATCTTGAAAGTTAGTTAACTCTGGACTCTTTAAGATTGCCTCATTTGTAGCCCCAACTGGGATGCTAGAACTAACCTTTGTAGTGTAACTATCTGGAAATGGTTCTCCAGTTATTCCAGTCCCAGCAGAAAAACTACAGCGTGTGGCTTCCCATAAAGTCAATATATTTCTTTGTGCTTCTGAAATAAGGCTAACGTAATCAAGTTTATCGTCTAGTGCCCAAAGAGCCATTGGGTGTTCACTAAACACCTTTTCTGCATATAGATTTGATGGGCTAGACATTATTCTCCTATACCCTTATTATAGCAGGATAGGAGTTAATATAATTTAATCTCGCAAGCATCAGTTGAACAGTATTTCTCAGACTCAGCATCTAAGTTATCTTTACCGTCATAAATTGCAGACCAATCAATTTTTCCAATTGTTCCAACATAGGCATTATATTCTTCTCTTGAAATCTCGCTATATGGTTGCTGTGGATAAGTTTTATTGCCCATTGGCAAGAATGAAACAGCCTTTAATTGACCCTCATACATATTTAATGCTGGAGCCACAAACTGCCTTTCTGTTTCCTTGTCAAATGATAGAGTTACAGAAACACCATTATCTGACCAGTATTTTTGAGCAGTTGCTGCCAAACCAATCTTCTCAAATAAACTTACCTGCTTTTCAGCACGTTTATGTCCAGATGCTACTGGGAAATATACTACTGAGGTATTTGCTGATACAAGGTCGTCTTCAATCTTATACCCCGCTGCTTTAAATAAATGAAGCATTGGATCTGTATTTCCAAAACGAATAGCACGAAGATAAAACTCTCCACCAGGACCCCAGTGAACTCCAGGGGTTGCTCCAGAAAGAAGTGATACAGATCCTGAAGGCTTAACTGTAGTTACACGAACTGATTCACGAACACATAGCCACTCAGAATATTTATGGTCATAATGACGAATCTTTTGATATCCTTCATCCATCCACTCACGCAATGCTGGAAGTCCACTGTTGTCAGCAAAAGAAGCAATACCTGTAAGTGATGTTCCAATGCGACGATTACGTTGCATAATTCCATTTGTCTGTTGCCAATGTGTTGGCATTAATGTTACAGTCTTTCCATAAAGGTATGCAAACTTCAATGTCTTGAGGAAGTCCTCCTTAGATTCATGACGGTTTAAGTGCACTTCTACAAGTGTACAAAGTTCGTATGATTCTAATGGCTGCTCCGCACAAGGATTGAAGCCCATAATGCGAGTGTCCTTATAATCAGGAGCATCCGCAAGACGGCCATAATTACGAGCAACATCAAGCCAAATAAAACCTGGCTCTCCATTATCTGCAATTAAATCTACATAGTCTTCATATTTTGTTCCAACAGTTGCTGAAATAGAGTTGTTTGACATCCAAGCCCATCCTGGTTTTTCTGGATCATATGAGTTACGATCTGGAAATACTTCTGGATTTTTAAGATTAATAAAGCCTTCATCTTCTGGTGTTCCAAGTGCAAGAGTTGCAGAACGACGAACATTTCCTGATACTACGCAGGTGCCAATAAGATTAACAATATCAACAATAGCACGGCTATCTAGTATTTCTCCAGCCCTAGAGCCAATTACATTTTTGATACGAGTATGCAGATCAATAAGTGGTGCTGGACCGCTTGCTACCCCTCCAAAGCCCTTAATGGGTGCCCCTAGAGGACGGATAAGGTCATAGTTAAACTCTTGAATAGACTGGTTTTGACGAAGAAAAGAGTTGATCAAAAGACGAACTGATTCAACCCAGCCTTCACGGGTATCTGGGATTTCATAAATAGATGCTGGTTCAGTAGGAGCATAAATAGACATTTGCTTGTCTTGTCCAAGGGTGTCAAATCCAACTCCAATACCCAGCATTAATGCATCCATTACCCAAGCAAATAAAGCACCAGGATCATTACGATCAATGTCTCTTGTTGAAACCATTGCACAATTTTGAAGAGATGCTGAGTTACGCTTTTCCATAGTCATAGGAGTTCCAAATGCCCATAGCCCACGACCTGGTGGTGTCCACTTTAATTCAAACATTCTTTGGAATGCTTCTTGTGCAGACTTTTGTGCTTTGTTATCATTCCATGGTAAACGATTATCCTTAGCATGGTTTTTTTGAACTGAATACATGCCCTCAATTACACGACGACAAACTTCATGCCAACGTTCTTTTGTACCGTCTTCCTTAACACGAGAATATGTACGAATAAATGTAATCTCTCCTAATGAGTTAGATCCAGCATCTGAAAATCCAAATGGCGCTGGAACATTATTATATTTATTTACAAATTCTTCTGATAGACGAAATGAAAAAACTTCTGACATTTATTTACCTTTCTAAGCAAATTTAGATGAGTGCTTTGAGTTTTCCAAAGTGGTCTTAAGTATATCACAAATATTTAACTATTTTAAGCGTAAAACAAAAAGGCTATACCTAATGTTAAGGTATAGCACTTTAAGTTTAATAAAGTTATGTATTTTTATTCAGGAATAACATCTATTGGTGGAAGCCAAGACTTATACTCTTCATTCCAAACATAGGATGGATCTGGAGATTGTGGTAAAAATGTTTGAGTATCTTCGTAATAAACATACCCAGGCATTGGCTGTGATTCTTCATATGTTTCTGTCACGTCCAGAACTAAAGGTTGGCTTAAAAAAATAACAGCCAATCTTTCATCTGTATGTAAAACGTCTACTACCATATTATCAACAACAAATGCTATTTTTTTTGGTACTAAGTTTAACATCTCTTCTTGTATATCTTCACTCATTAGTTTCCTCCTTGTATCCTACTTCCACAACCCCCCACTTATGTAAAGGACAAAATGCATGTGGAAGTTTTGTTTTTAAAGACATAAAACATCCACACTTCTTGCAATTTCCTGTAGGAAGTAGTTCTGGACAGGACTTGCAAATTTTCATTCTTTCTTCTGATACAACATCTTCTACTTTTTTTATATTTTTATTAAAAATATCCCAAGGTCTTGCTTTTTTTGTTTCTGACACTCTTTCCCCCTTTAAGGCGTAACTGTAACACTAAAGTTTGATAATGTTGAACCTTGATCAACAATTGATGTACCGTGGAATAGTCCAACCCCTTGGCCCTTTACTGGGCTAGATGGAGTATTTGAACCACTGCCTATAGTAGATCCACCCTTATTTGCAGCACTGTAAAGAGTATAAGAAATTGTACTTCCTGAAGTGCTGATTGCAATAGATTGGGCTTTTGAAAATCCAGAATTGTTTGTATTGTATGTATTGGTAACTAAATCGGTAGCAGATCCACTTTCAACTTTTCTTAAATTGGCTATAGAATTATAAGTGGTAGTTGTTATAGTTTGATTTATATTTCCTGTAACATAATATAGAGTCTCAGAGGCACCTGAAGAATACCCTCTAGGTGCACAGTTGTTAGGGCTGCAGCACACCTGATAGCCGACAACTGGATCATTAGGTGAGTTTCGATTTTCAATACACTCATAATAAGTAATAGTAAATGGGCTACTACATCCACCACAAAACCCTAAGCCTGCACAACCAACACCCTGTCTTGTTTGTTGTAATGAACATGTTGTGTTTGTTGCTGAAGAGGATGTGTATGATGGATAGAAAGCATAGTAGTTATTAGCATCTGTTACCCAAAAGGATAGCCCAGAACCACCATTTGAGCCAGTATCTACCTGAAGATTGGTGATGTTTGTTCCATCTAAATCAACAACAGCAACGTTATTTCCTGATGCTAGAGCGTTAGAAACACTAGAACTTCCATTTGCTTGCCAAGTTCCTACAACGTTTTTCCAAAGACCCTTACCATCACTTGATGTTCCAAGATTTCCAGATGTTGTTCTGTTAAATGAGTCAATTAATGCTAAAAGCAAGTTCTTGCCGAAACGACCAAACCCTCTTACAGATCCGCCTCCACGAGCACCTAGCAATGGCATTTATAAATCTCCTTATGTTGTTTTCATTATAGCATGAAATGATATAAGTATTTACTTATAATGCTGGTTCTGAAAACTGTCCAGTTTCTGGGTTATAGATCCAGCCAAACTGAATGCTTTCGGTATTTGAGGTTATATCTACTACAACGCCATTACTTAAAAATATATCAGCCAGGCGACGATCTGTATGCAAGATATCAACAATTGTATTGTCTATAACAAATGCTACCTTGATTGGTGGCATCTCTATAGTCTCTGGTTCTGTGGTCATGCTTCTCCTCTATTCTATATAATGTTTTACTACTACTTCATTATATACTATTTATGCAAACTTTGTTTGAGCAGCAAATGCAGTAAATGCTGCATCTCCTGTTTTAATTACAGTTATTGTATAAATATCAATTGATGAAGCATTTCCTGCAGAAGGGGCTGTTCCACCTTGCCACTTTGGAGTAACTGATGATCCGTCAATCTGGAATCCACTCTGATAGTAGGCTGTAGAGTTTGTAACTAAAAATGCTATAGTTAGAGACTGTCCAGTTGCCATGATTGAGTTAAGCGTTGTAGAACCATCTCCACGTAGGTTTAATGTCCAGTTACCGCTTGAATTTGATGTGTAGTATGTTACTGCTCCGTTTGTTAGTACGTTATAGTTAATTGTACCTGTTGCTGCAGTTGCTGATACCGTTGTAGTTTCAAGAATTTGTGCAATCTTTGTAGTACCTGTAACAGTTGGTGAGGCAATGCTTGGAGATGTTCCAAATACAAGTGCTCCTGAACCTGTTTCATCTGTAACTGCTGAGGCAAGGTTTGAAGATGATGGAGTTGCAAGGAATGTTGCTACTCCTGTACCAAGACCTGATATACCTGTGTCTACTGGCAACCCAGTTGCATTTGTAAGAGTTCCAGATGCTGGAGTACCAAGTGCTGGTGTTGTCAAAGTTGGGCTAGTAAGAGTTTTGTTGGTAAGAGTCTCTGAAACATCCTTTAGAAGTGTTCCGTTTACATAATAAGACTTACCTGAAGCAAGGTTGATATGCTCAGAAGACGTAAATGCATCTGTAGCGTCTACCCAGTTAAAAGTCTTATCTGTTGCACCCTTGATTGTGATACCGCCACCATCTGCTGTTGTGTCAGTAGGTGATGCTGTATCTCCAAGAACGATATTCTTATCTTCTACTACAAGGTTGGTTGAGTTAATATTTGTTGTCGTTCCATTAACTGTTAGGTTGCCAGAAATTGTCAAGTTAACTGCTGTTGCATCTCCAGTAAGTGCTGGGCCTGCTAGTGGAGCCTTTGCATCCATCTGTGTCTGGATTGCAGAAGTAACACCATTTAGGTATCCAATTTCTGTATCATCAACATCTGTAACTCTAAGTTGAACAGTTCCTGTTGCGTCAGGGAAAGTGATTGTTCTGTCAGCAGTTGGGTCTACTACAGTTAAAGTTGTTTCGTTTGCATTATCTGTTGCGCCCTCTATGTGGATAGATGTTCCAGGAACCACTAGATTCTTGCTTGCATCAAGTCCTGCTACACCAGAGATTGCTCCAACGTCTGAATCCTGGAGGTATGATCCAAGAGATGCTGCAATAACATCTTCTGCGTCTACGAAATACTTAAGGTCAACCCAATAAGTTACTCCATCGCCAATCTTAAATTTATTTGTGTCTGATTCCCAGCCGATTTCTCCAGCATTTAGGATTGGACCATCGCCATCGTTAGAAGATGTCCACTGTGATGCGGTACCTCTACGCTGTTGCATTCTTGTTGCCATTATTTACTCCTCCATTGGTGTATGATCATATTATATCAGTTTTTAATTATATACTTCTGTTGCAATTCCACCATCATATGTGGCAGACCAACTGTTAGTATTATAAAAACCAGCATCTTCTTCTGCGCCAGCCTCGTTATAGAATCCTGCATCTTTAAATGTTGAAACAATCAAACCAGTTCCACCAATTGATGTATCGTGGATGTGTTGCGCTATTTCAATTGTGTCATTTAATAGTGCAAGAGTGTTCCACTGACCATTGTAATAAAACAAAAGTCTATTTTCAGCAGTATCAATAAAAAGTTCACCATTTGATGAATTTTGATCGCTTGGTGGTGTAGAGCCTTGCGCTACAAGAAGTTCTCTACCGTCTACATATGCCTTAGTAGCGGCATGTGTATTTTCGGTTGGGGTGCCAACTACGACTGCTTGACCAAAAGTACCACCTTCGGCTACATTAAGCCCATGTTTTACCTTAAAGTCTTTATTTACTGTTGCCATAGTTGACTCCCGTCCCTAAATTATGCTTCGATATAAGTCTTGTGAACCTTAACAACAGTATCTGCTGCTGCTCCAGTTACCTGTAGAAGAACATTACCACCTGAGTAGACAGCATTTGTTGTTCCAAGTTCTGTATTACTTTGTACATTTGCGTACTCTGTTAAGTAAACATCATTGCTTCCGTTGACTGCAACAAGAACTTCAATTACTTCAATGTCATTGCCCTTTTTCATTTGAACAATGTACTTAGCAGCAGAGTATGTTGTTGCTGACCATGTATCAATTGTAGTTGCTGATGTTCCAGCAGTTGCTAGAGCAGAACCAACAAGAGCATCTGCAAAAGCAATGCTTGTCGCTGCTGCTGCACCAAGTGTTGGTGTAGTAAAGGTTGGACTATCAGTAAATGCTACTGTTCCAGTTCCTGCTTCATCGGTTAATGCTGCTGCAAGATTTGCAGAAGATGGAGTTTCAAGGAATGTTGCAATACCTGTTCCAAGTGATGTTATTCCAGTACCTCCGTTAGCAACAGGAAGTGTTCCTGTAACTCCAGTAGTTAAAGAAACATTTGTAATAGTATTACTTGAACCATTGATAGTTTTGTTAGTAAGGGTTTGAACTCCATCGTTTGTTGTTACAGTTGAATCAATATCAAGAGTGTTTCCAGTCTTGTCTAATCCTGTACCAGCAATAATTTGTCCAAGGCCAGTAAACTGTGTGAAAGCAAGTGCTGTAGTTCCAATTGTAACTGAACCGTTATTTGTTAATGTAAATCCTGAGTCAGCGTTTACTGTTCCTTGCTCTACGAATACCGCAAAGTTTGCAGTTACTTCTGCACCCTCATCTGCATCTGTAGAACGATCTGGAGCACCAGATTCCTTAACTACATAGATACCATTTTGTGAACCAGTTGACTGATCCTTAACAAGAACACGATCTCCAGTAGCAAGAGTTACACCGTCAAGTGTGTCTCCATTTTCAAGATCAGATGCTAGTGTTAGGTTTGCAGTTGTTGCTGCCTTTACAGACGCTTTCCAGTCAATTCCTTGAACTGTTGTGTCTACATAAGACTTTGTTGCTGCATCTGTTCCATCAGTTGGTGTTCCAAGACCTGTGATCTTGTTTGTACCCATTGCAATTGCGCCAGTCATTGTTCCACCAGCAAGTGCTAGTTTATTAGAAAGGTCTGTTGTCAATCCTGAAATCTTTGATTGATCAATTGCTGCTGCTGCATTAATGTCCCCATTAACAATGGTTCCATCTAGAATCTTTGCTGAAGTTACTGCTCCGTCTGCAATCTTTGCTTCTGTTACTGCTCCATTTAGAATCTTTACTGTTTCTACAGAGTCTGAAGCAAGTTTAGCAGCAGTTACGTTTGCATCTTTAATCTTTAATGTTTCAACTGCATCTGTACCAAGTTTTGCTGCTGTAACTGCATTGTCTGCAATTTCGGCTGTATTTACTGCTGAATCTGCAATTTTAGCGTTTGTAACTGAGTTTGAAGCAAGTTTTGCATCTGTAACATTTGCATCAAGAATTTTTGAAGTTGTAACTGAGTCTGCAGCCAACTTTGCTGCTGTAACATTTGAGTCAACAATCTTTGCTGTTTCTACAGAATCTGCAGCAAGTTTAGCAGCAGTTACGTTAGCATCTTTAATCTTTGCTGTTTCTACAGAGTCTGTAGCAAGTTTTGCTGCAGTCACGTTTGCATCTGCAATCTTTACTGTAGTTACTGAATCTGAAGCAAGCATTGTTGCTGTAACTGTACCAGTATCACCAGATGTAACTACAGTACCTGATACGTTAGGAAGTGTAATTGTGCGGTCTGCTGTTGGATCTACTACTGTAAGAGTTGTCTCATAATCATCTGCTGTTGCACCTTCAAAAGTAATTGATGTATCAAATACTCCAACTGCTGCAGGGGCTGCCCACTTGACTCCGCTTGCTTCAGCAGAATCTGCTGTAAGGACGTGTCCGTTTGTTCCAACGCTTAATTTAGATATTGCATTATCTGCAGTACCAACTAGCAAATCACCTTTTGCATCTGCAATCTTCTTTGTAAGAATATCGTGGCCTTCAACGGTTGCGGTTGCTCCCTCAACTACTAATCCAGCCTTTACTCTAAAGTCTTTTGTTATTGTTGCCATTTATTATCTCCTTGGTTAAGCCTTCAAACCAGTACGCATGTAGCGTAAGGTAATCGGGGTCTGACCCACCACGGGAACTACAGTTAGGTTAACTGTGCCTCCTGCCCTAGAGACGCTAATGGTGCCAATATTCCCATCATTGTCTACTGTTCCATATTCACTGACGTTATCATTTGTACCATCAGGGACTATGGTTAACTCTGTTGTGAAGAACTTGTCTCCAGTGCTCTTCTTTAATGTGACCACGTACTTAACGGATCTCCATTCTGAGGCAGTAAAATTATCAAAGATTGTGCTGTTCTCAATACCAGTGATTGTTACTTCGTTGTTACCAGCAGTACCCAGATCTGTTGCCTGGGCTGCAGAGGTGTCAATTAAGTCAACATAGTTTGCTTCGGTTGGTCTATCACCTGTCTGAAACAGGGCCTTTACGTTTGCTAATGATATTTTCGCCATGTCTGAATTATATCATATATTTTAAAGTATATAGTTAGAGAAACCAATGACCTGCAAAGGAATTGCTGGTACATTTCCAATACTGTTGGGTATCTGTATTGCCGTGAATCTTATTCTAAATGGCAATACTGAGTTTATACTTATACCACGATTTAAATCAACAATCTCTGCTTTTGGAAAAGAAACTCTTTCAATAATTTTTGTAGCAACGGGATTGTTACTATTTATAGTAACCGTTGCCATTAGTTTGTAACATCCTCAATCAGGGTAATCTTGCCTTGAGCAACTGTCCATACAAGGGTATTTTGTGGAAGACGTAGTTCAATGTCAAATATGTCATCTGTTCTTAACTGTGCAGTTTGTGCTGCAGTTAGATTAACCTTAAACTCTCCGTCTTCATCATCTTGGTCTTGTGCTGGATTAATTGTAAAAATTAATGTTGCAGTGTCCGTAATTATTTGAGGATCAACTATTGTGGTTGGTCTCTTAAACTCTGCCTCTATTGTCCAATCAGAAATAGTTAAAGGCTGCTTTGTATCATCTGTTAGGTAGATCTTAAATGATGCTGTATCGCCTTTTACGATAGTCCAGTTAACAAATGGTGGCTTTTCACCAATGTCGTATGTAGATGCGCCTTGACCTCTTAAAGTTGCCATTATGCCAAACCTGCTTTCATTGATCCCCACGTTCCATTGCCTTTTGGTTGTCCAACAATAATTATTCCAGTTGATGCATTTGATTTAGCAACTACTGCTACCGCACCTGATCCACCTGCTGGGATCGTATCTGTAAGTCCTCCACCATTTGCAACATATAATATTTCTCCAGCGGTATAAGAAGAAGTGTCAATGTCCTCAAACACTCCAGAGATAATAATTACTCCATTTGCGTTATTTGCAATTGATGCTTGTGTTATTCCTACCACTGGAAATGTTGCTAGATCATCTGAGTCAGATTTTGCAATTAATGGTTTTGTTGAATACCCTGAAATATATACAGGAGTTCCTTTTGCAATTGTTGCACCTGTTGTATTTCTAACTTCAAGTGAAATAAAAGGAAGACCAACGTTTGAAATAACATCTTCTATTTTTTCTGCTAATGACTGAATATCCTCATGGACATTTACAGGGTCAGTTAAAAGGGGGTAAGGAAGATCATAAGTTGTAGTTGCACCAGTAGCCATAGTACTTATTATTATACCACTTCCCCGCATAAAAATTAAAAAGTTATTAAAATGTTATCCAAAGTTTGACTTTAAAGCCAAATTCATGTTATAATTAATACATGCTACTAACAAGTAGCATTTTTAGTCTCTAGGAGGTTTTTATTATGAGAAGAGATTTAAAGGCTTGGATTGGAATCCTAGCATTGGTAGGGGTTGTTGCACCATTTAGCAACTTTGCCAATGCGTCAAGTACGGAAAATAACTTACTAATTAAACAGGCTGAAAACCCTGCTGCCACCCACAAGGTGGCTTTTGTTGTTTCTAAAGCAAAAATGTTAGAACGTTATGAAAACAAAACACATCTTACAGATGTTGAATTAAAAGACCTTCTTCACCTTGTTGGGTTTAGAGGTAATGATTTAGTAGTGGCTTGGGCTATTGCCAAGAAAGAATCTAATGGTCGTCCTTTAGCATTTAACGGAAACCATAAGACTGGGGACTCATCCTACGGGGTGTTTCAAATTAATATGATTGATAACTTGGGTCCAGACAGACGAGATAAGTTTGATCTTGACTCTAACGCTGAATTATTTAATCCAGTAAAAAATGCTGAGATTGCATACTATATGTCTAGGGGTGGAGAAGATTGGTCTTCTTGGAAAGGCATAACACCTAAAACTAGAATGTGGATGAATAAATTTCCTAAATAGTTTTATACAAATAAAATACCCCCTTGGAGAAATCCTTGGGGGTTTTTATTATTTATATTTTGTTTTATTTTTTATTGAAATTTACTTAAGGCTCAAGAGTATCAAAAATTTCTCGGATAACCCAACCTTTAATGTCTTCATTCCAAACATGTGATGGCCCTGGAGATGGTGGCATAAATTTTTGAGTAGATTCATCATAAACATTTCCAATTCTTGAATTTACTTCTTCATATTCTTCTGTTAACTCTAGGACTGTGGGCTGACTTAACAATATTGCAGCCAATCTTTCATCTGTATGTAAAACATCCATTACAACGTTATCTGTAATAACTGCTAACTTGTTTGGTGTAAGATTATTATTATTTTCTGACACTTGTTTTATCTCCTATAGTACTGTCGTTACACTAAAATTACTTACAGAAGAGCCTTGGTTTGATCCACCATCACTATGAAAGATTCCAACTCCAGGACCCTTAGTTGGGGTTGTTGCTGTATATGCTCCAGTATGTAATAAACTGCCACCTTTATTTGCTGCAGAATATACTGAGTATGTAATTACGTTTCCTACAGTTGAAATTGCTATTGATCCTGCAGAAGCAAATGCAGATGTGTTTGTATTGTACTCTGTATTTACTACCGTTCCTGAATTATTTAGTAACTTAAAGTTAGAAAGGTAGTTAGTTCCTGAAAATGACTGGGTAGTTGACGAACATCCATATGCAGTAACTGAGTCTCTGTAATTAGGCTGCCCACCATAGTATTGGCAAGCACCCTGTCCAATTTCAGCAACCTGAAATGTATTTGATGTTGTAGTCCATGTCTGATAGCCACGACCATAATTGCAATAAACATACCAAACGTAGTAACTTGATGATTGGTTACAACCACCACATGCTCCAAAACAACTTCCTGGACAACCACCTGCCTGTAGGCCAGATCCTCCTCCAGTGCAAGTTGAATAGTTATAAGAACTAGTTGAGTTTGATGTTGTTGATGCCCACCAGTTGTTAGCATCTGTTACCCAAAATGCTAGTCCAACTCCTGAAGTGTTTCCTGTATCAACCTGAAGATTTGAAATAACTGTTGCATCTAAGTCTACAACAGCAATATTGTTTCCTGATGCTGCGGCGTTTGAAGAACCAGCACTTCCATTTCCTTGCCAGGTTCCTCTAACATTTTTCCACACAGCCTTACCATCGCTTGATGTTCCAAGGGAGCCAGAGGTTGTTCTATTTAAAGAATCAAGAAAAGCAAGTAATATGTTCTTGCCAAAACGGCCAAAACCTCTTATGGAACCCCCACCACGAGAACCCATCATTGGCATTTATAAATCTCCTTATGTTGTTTTTATTATATCATAATTTATTTTAAAATAAACTAGGACTGTAAATTCCAAGAAATTGTTTCCTCATCCCAAGTATAACTTCTTCCATCTATTGGAAACTCTACTGGTGCTCTCCAGCGACTTCTTTCTTGATCAAAAATCCAAGACTCATATGGTTTTGGTTCTCTAAATTCTCCAGTTATTTGATCATAACTGTAACCTATGTCCGTTGTTGAACTTCCATCTGGTCCAGTAACATCAACCATAGTTGGTTGGCTTAAAAATATTGCAGCAAGCCTTTCATCTGTACCTACAATGTCAACAACCTCACCATCAATTATAAATGCTACCTTTTTTGGTGTTAGTTGATTTATTTCTTCTTCTGTCATCTCACTCATATGTATTCTCCCTATATTTCCTAGTAGTTAAGTTCTATCATTAAAGTTTTATGCGGTTACGGTTACTTCAATATTATTTAATGTGCTGCCTTGTTCTGTTATAGATGTTCCTTTAAATAGACCTATCTTATTTCCTTTTATTGGACTAGATGGAGTATTTGATCCAGATGCGAGTAGGGATCCACTTTTTCCTGTACCGCTGTAAAAACTATAAGATATTGTGTCACCTGATGTACTAATTGCAATTGAGTTAGTCTTAGAATAGGCTGAACTGCTAGAGTTATAGTTTGAACTTATTAATTCAGTTTCTGATCCAGATTCAACTTTTTTTAAATTTACTCTTGATGTATAGTTTGATGTAACAATTGTTTGATTTCTAGTACCATTTGTGTAAAAGGAGGTGCTCCATTGTACTCCTGGATTCCAGCCTGATCCAAAATTATAACAACAGTTATTGCCCGAGCAATATGCATATTGACCAAAGCCTGGTCCGTAGCATTCCCACTCTGGAACACTGTAAGAATTTCCATTTGCACAAAATCCAGAATAATTATTCTGTCCAGAATTTGTTGATGCTAAAGAGCATGTTGTAGATGAAGAAGTTGTTAAATTATAAGATGGAAAAATAGCATAGTAGTTATTAGCATCTGTTACCCAGAAAGATAACCCTACTCCTCCGCTTGCATTAACATCAACTTGTGCATTTGTAATTGTTGATCCATCAAGAGTTATTGTTGTAATACTATTATTAGATGCTGCATCTGCGTTAATTGCAGAAGAGCCATTTCCAATCCAGGCTCCTCTTATATTTGACCATATTCCCTTGCCATCACTTGATGTTCCCAAAGTTCCAGAGGTTGATCTATTAAGGTTGTCTATAAAGGATAAAAGCAAGGCTTTGCCAAAACGACCAAACCCTCTTACAGATCCACCTCCACGAGCACCCAGCAATGGCATTTTATAAAACTCCTTATGTTGTTTTCATTATAACATTATTTTGTTTAAGGATTTAATAACTGATCTAACTTTTCTTCAATTCTTAAAAGTCTCTCTGAATCTGCCTGTGCTTGTGCAACTAAGGCTTCTTGTCTAGCAACTTCTTCTAGTTGTGCTTGTTCTGATGCCTGAATTTCTAGCACATGTGAATCTGCCCATGAATTAGCATCTGCAGAACTTTCAAAGAATTCACCTTCTTGTGACCCAGGTCTAGAAAGTTGTTTGATAACTGGACTTCCATCAATGTCAATCCAGGCTACATGCTTTCCTTCTTCTTGAGTTACTCTTACTGTATATTCTCTCATTTTTTCTCCTTATGTTTGGTTGTTTCTATAAATTGTTCTTTGGTAACTTACTCCTGTATCTGGACCAGTACCTTGTCCTGCAAAATTAAAAATTTGATTAAGATATGTTACTGCAGATCCAAAATATCTTCCGTATGGAAGAGGTGTTTCTACTTGCCAAGTTGCTCCATTTGCATCTGTTGAATGAACTAAAGCGTGTGGAAAAAAATCTGAAACACCTTGTCCGCCCATAATATAAAACCTACCATTAAGAACAGTATTTGCTGAATATCTAGCAGTTACTGGAGGACTTGTTAATGCAGTAAAATTGACTCCATCAAATTTATAAAATGCAAGAAAACTCAATAAATAAATATTGCTTCCAATTGTTTTTGCCGCATTTGATGTATTTGCAATGAATGCTGGAGTATTTCCTCCATTTATCCATGAAGATCCGTTATATGATTCCCAGTTAGTACCCCCTTCATTGGAGCCATTACCAAGGCCACCAAAAGCATATAAAGTTGATCCAATTTTTGCTAATCCACCTTGCCTTCTTCCTTTATTTGTGCTTGCAATTGCTGTCCAACTACTTGCAGTTCCATTTGTTATATATGAAGTTGCTGAAGCAGTTCCCCCTCCAATAAAATAAAAATATGGAGTTAAAAATTCAGCGACTTGAACATCTGCTGCTAATGGATAGGTTGTACCAGCGGTCCAAGCATAGCCAGTCGATGGTGATAAATAAAACATATTGGTTCCACTTAATGTTGAACCATTATAGTCTAATCCAGAAAGTAGATTTGTTCCATCTGTAACAGAAACTACTCCATATGCGTTTGTCCAATACTGGCTTGATCCACCTACAAATCCAGTAGACCATGTTGCACTCAGTGGTAGTGATTTTTGTTTTCTAGTTAATAGAATAATGTGTGGAAGCATTAGATTGCTCCAAATGCTGTTCCACCATAAATAGTTGTTCCACCGTCACGAGTTAAAAATGTAAAGACTGTTTTTTTGCTTGCCGTTGTTGATGGTGCAGTTCCACCATCCCAAACCACTGCTGCTGGCCATGTTAATGCCAAAGTTCCAGATCCACGGTCTACTTCTACTTGCCAAGCATGTGCTGTTCCGCTTGTTGCAAAACCCGTAAAGGTAATTGTCATTGCTGAGACAGTGTTTGCAGAGTTATTTAAAACATAATATGAATCTGTATTTACTGCAATTGATGGAGTTGCAGATGCTGTGGCAACAGTTGTAGATGGATGAAGATTCTTGTAAGTATATCCACCACCATCTATCTGTGCTCCTAAACTTATTGTTGCTGTATTGATTATTGGGCTAGTTAAAGTCTTGTTTGTTAAAGTTTCTGCTCCTGCAATTGTTGCAAAATCTGCATCTGACATTGCAGTATTAAATTGTGCCTTAGTTCCTGTTAATGTGTTATTTGTAAGAGAAATTGACTTGTTTGTGAGGGTCTCAGTACCTGCTAGTGTTGCAAAGTCAGCATCAGATACTGCTGTGTTAAATTGTGCAATTGTACCTGTCAATGTGTTAGTTGCAAGAGAAACTGACTTATTTGTAAAAGTAACCGTATTGGTAGCAGTAATTTCTGGCGCAGCCCACTTAATTCCAAGTGTTTGTGAAGAGTCTGCAGTTAATATAAAGTTATTACTTCCTACTGTAAGATTATCTACTGTATCATTTGCAGAGCCTACTAACAAATCACCCTTGGCATCAATTATAGATTTTGATATTCCACCTGCTGGATCAAGTGCTGTAATTTGTGATTGAATGTCATTTAAGGTATATGCAATAGATGGGTTTACTAGGTTTGCGGTATTAGCATTAGCACTATTGTATTCTGCTGATCCGTAATGATATAATTTAAAGGCAGCCTGAATATCAGCATTGTCTGCATACCCTGGAATTTTTGTGGAGTATATTGCTCCTATTGATTCTGCTGCCATGTCATTTCACCTCATTCATTATATCATGACCGATACAAAAATATTAACAGAAACCTCTGCATCAAGTGGACCCCAAGTTCCATCATATTCAGAAGCCTCAAGATTTATAATTAAATCTGTTCCAGATATCTGAATAGATGAAATAGAAGATGCTAATGGGTTTGCATTTTGAATTGAATATTGCACATTAAAGTTTTCAGCCGTAAGTCCTGCAGCAGTTGATATATCTGTTATTGGAATAAGTATAGATCCATTTCCAGCATATGCACTTGTTCCTGAAGCAAAAGTTACTGTATGAAGTTTAGAATAAATTGTTGGATTAATCTTTAAAACCTCAACCCAAGAGTTTCCTCCAGGCTCAGATACATATTGATATAGGTATCCATAGTCTTCTCCAGGTGCTGTATTAATATACATGTCATTTAGTATTTGGCCTAGTCCAGAAATTAAATTTGGATTTCCAATACCCACAAAAAACTTACTGCCACGAGTTCCTGTTGGACCAATGTCCACAAGCAATTCTACTGTTGATGGTCCAGATAAAACAGTTAAATCATCATTTGATAAAACAACATCTGCCACTATACGGCTCCAGTGATATCGTTTGTTACTGAAATAGAACCAGTTAGAAGTGTATAAATAATACCTGCACCGTTATCAATTTGAACGTCATAAACATATGTAGTTCCGCCAACTAGTTGTCTTCCTTGACTGCCCGTAATAGTGCATGTAATAATGTCATTTGCTGTATCTACCGTTGCAGTTGCAGCAATCTGAGTTCCAGTGCTTCCACGGACATTTGCTATAGTAAAGTCTGCATTGCCTGCATAAGCATCAAGTGCAAAGGTTGTTCCATTTGCATTTTTTGGACGGATTACAAATTGATACGTGTCCCCACGATAGTAACTAAAATTATATGTACCTGGAAATGCCATTATTCCTCCTGCTTTATTATACCATTAACAGACTGATATATAGATGCCATTTAATAATAAGGCACTTTCTGAATCAGTTCTTGCTTGTGCTTTTGCCCCATACCCCTTAATTCTTTGATCGTCAATATACAGGGTTTGAAAAAATGACATATCGTAAGAATACTGGTATTTAAGGTTTGCTACATAAGAGGTAGGAGAATTTAAATATTTTTCATTAAAGGTTCTAATCCATAACTCTGTGTAGTTTGATTCAGTAGTTATTGTAAAGTCATACCTTATGTCAACTTTAGCACCTAGTTTTAATGATTTAAAATTAAACATGTTGTTATCTGATAACCAAAGTTCTGGATTATTTTTTACATTGTAGTCTTTATTTGATAATTCAAGGTTTGGATAAAAATTAAGAGATACCCATCCGTCATCTCCTCTTTGTGGTCCTAAAAGGCTGGCAGTGTCTAGTTTATTTTTATAATATACCCAACCTGGATATTGTCCTGAAAGTGAATCATATCCTTCTCCTCCTCTACCAGGCTCGCCACGCTCTCCCTGCGGTCCAGGCCTACCACGTTCTCCTTGTGGTCCTTGAGGGCCTGTATCACCCTTATCACCCTTATCTCCTTTGGGACCTGTTAATCCAGTTTCTCCTTGTAGTCCAGGAACTGCAATATATTGTTTATCTAGTTCTTGTGGGTTTGAAGATTTAACTGCGTCTAAATAGTTTTTTTTCTTTAAAGGTTGAGGTGGTTCCATGCTAGTTGCCATGGATCTATTTTACTTTACTTTATAGATCTTTGTTCCAACTTTAATTGCAGGTGGAAGGTTTACTTTATTTGAAGTTACTTTAACAATCATAATGTGCCACTAACATCTCCAAGAACACAGATTGTTCCAACAACTGGAGTCCAAACTGTTTCAAGATCTCCTCCACCGCCAGATACTCCATCTCCAGGAATTGTGGCGGTAAGGTCAAATCTCAACTCTGCAACAATAGGCTTATACTTAGCAATACCCCAGTTAGCAGTTATATCTTGACTAGCAATAATAAAAACTGTTCCATCGTCATATGATTCAACGACTAGTTCATCTACAAAATCTCCTGCTGGATCATAGGCTGAAGCAGAAAATGTCCATCCACTTGTATCGTAGGCTGTTACTTCATCATCTTCAAGAAAATCTACTCTAAGGTTTGCAGTGTCTCCACGGACCACTGTCCATTGGATATTGGCTGGTGAGGCACCGAGTTTTTCAATTAAAGGAGAGCACATAATACTAGATTATACCACAAAGTCTTTAATCAGATATAACATTTTTCTTTATTTCCTTTAAAACTACATTTTTTAAAGATGTTCTTTTAAATAAATCATATAGGTCCTTCATTGGAACAAACTTTTTAAAATATTTATAGTTTATACAGGCAGACACCTGATCTACAATATCGTCAGTTACCATAAATTGATGAAATCTGATAGGTTTTTCTGTATCAAAAGAAATATATCCTATGGCATCTCCTTGATTTAACTCAAACGTTTTTGATTCTTCCCACATCTGAAAAATAAAAGTAACTGGCCTTAACCATGAAGATATGCTAAATTTTGCAGGGGCAAGAAAGGCATCATTTCTGTATGAAGTTTTATGTATATATGCTGGCGTTAGTGTAATATTGACATTTTCTTCATCTGTAAAAAATAAATATCCAAAATTAAAATCAAATGAAAAAGAATCTTTTAGTGAAGATGCTCTTTCATTAAAGAAGATAGAGTCTTTAGTGTTTTTTATTATTTCTCCATTTTCATTAAATTGTATTTTTGCAGAAATTGGAGACTTTATAACAAACATATTTTTTGAAAGTGTATGTAGAGCAGAACATTGTTGATATCCGTTTGCCTGAAATGTTTCAACTTTTGGTATTTTTGGAGAGATAGCCTTGTTTTTTATTAGATCGGCTGTCATTTTTTCTGGAGCAACATCCATCAACATTCTGTGAAAGTTTTGATTTTTTTCCCCATATGAAGACCAATAAATGTCAACATAGTCTTTAGATTCTTTTTTATTTTTTATTTTCACCTAATGATTGTATCATAAAAAGGCTGGACACCCTAAGCGCAGTGGGGTGGGGGTAGAACTTAGGGTGTCAGCACTCACATTATAACATTAATTTATACCAGCATACATAGAAGTATAACAAAACGTTACATATATGGTAACAAAAAGTTATATATTAAATTGTTATCAAAGAGTTACAATCAGCCAGGGTATTAAAGGTTAAAACAAAGAACTTTTGGTGTATACTTAAATATATATAAGAAAAGAATATACTATAGTTAAGTTTTTAAAAGATATCTTATATATTATATATAGTAGTTATTTAGTATTTTTAGAAATATACTGTAATAGAATATCATACATATGATCTAGTTTGCGATCCATATCTTTTCTTTTTACATCTGCTTCGTTAAGGCGACTTTCTAATCTTGAAACTTGGTCTTTTAGCGACGAGCCAGAATTTGGTTTAAGTTCAATGAGATAATGCTTTACGAGCCACTTGATTCCAAATGCTATTGAAGACACAATTGTGAGAATTGCTACGATTAGTGAAGCCCAGTCTTGAATTGTCATAATGAGATTATTATATCATTATTTAAGATTAAATTGGCTGTGCTATGTATGTTCCTGAAGTATGAAAATTATCTTGTACCGCTAAAGCAAATGGAGTGTTATGTGTAAATGCTGAATCTCTTCCATTTGTGTCTATAAAATTTAATGCAAGTTGTGATTGTCCAGCAAAAACATGTCCACCAATAGAGTATTGTCTTGATGTGGAAATGTCGTGAACACAGCCTTCTCTTATTTGATAGCCATATCTTGCTGGGAATGGGAGGTTTATATAATATTGACCGTCTCCAAAATTTGTAATATTATCAAAGTCTACCTGAATTTGAAAGTGTACTAAATCACCAATTCTAGAGTATGATCCTGTAAATAGTGGTGCACCGTTAAATGTTGGCTGTGTTCCGCTTACTACTCCACCTTGAACAGTAAAGTCAACAACTGATCCAACAGTGTTTCCGTATATATCTGTTCCTGGGTGTGTAAACCGTGCCATTATGATCCAGATTCTAAATTAATTTTAATAACGGCAGCATTCATGTCTGAGGCAGATGCAATTGCGTAAAGTATATCTCCGCCAGCAAGTTCAAAAGAAATAGCGTGGTTTGGCATAATTCTAAAGCCGTAATTTGAACTGGTAACAGTGTCGTCAACGCCAAGATATATATACCCAGATGCGTTTACATTTTGAATAGTAACATCCATACCAGAATGGATTCCACCAGGTGTTAAACGAGTCGCAGCGGAGTTGCTAACTGCTATTAATGAATGTTCAGCCATATAGTCATTATAGCATTATTTCGGCGGGATACGAGTTAAGCCGAAAATAGAGTATACAAACCTCTCTTTGACAACATAAGGCATACAATGCCTAACAGTGTCAAACATTGGACTTATATCTGGATATGGGCTATAATGGATTGTAGTATGCTTTAAAAATAAAGAAAGGGTAAAATGTCAAAAAAAGATGAAATAGTCATATACTGGTCCGATAGTTCAACAAGTAAAGGAATAAATGACAATCCTTTGTTCTATCCAAAACCAAAATCATTATTTGATGACATGCGTGAAAATAAGGTACAAAGAGAAAATACAGGCTCTTATTTTACATGCCCTGCAATATCTAACAAAGCAAAAAATACATTTGTATTTAAAGGAACAATGGATTGCGAATATAGGTATGATTTCTCAGATGGAAAAAGACTTATTTCTAGCGTTAATGGCAACTATTATAATTTTAAAAATGATAGGAGCCCGATGTTATCTTATGGCCCTACATTTTTGTTTGATCTGCAATATCATTTTTTTTCAGAAGAGTCTGTTGATGCATTTTTTACTCCGCCATATTTTCATAAACCAACATATACAAACTATGGATCTGTAATTCCAGGAGAGTTCAATATTGGAAAGTGGTTTAGACCCTATCTTTTTGAAATTCAAACATGGAAAAATAAGGGAGAGATAAAGTTTGAAGATAATGAGCCTTTATTCTATGTTGAGTTTAAAACAAACAAAAAGGTTGTATTAAAAAGGTTTAAAATTAATGAGCAACTGTATGAGTATTCAAGAAAGTGCGTTGATTCAACCCATCTTTTTGGCAGAGGGCAGTCTTTGTTTTCTAGGTACAACCGATTTAAAGATGTTGATTTAGATAAAAAAGTCTTGTTTGAAATAAAAAATAACCTTCTAGATTAGTTGCAAGATAGGATATACTAGATATATGAGTGATGATGTAAAGCCTTGGGATCTATTCAATGGATCTCCTAGAAGTCCTGAAGAGGTAGCAGCACATAGATTAGAGATTTGCAAAGGTTGTGATTTCTTTAGACCAAAAACCCAAACATGCAAGAAGTGTGGTTGTTTTATGGCTGCTAAATCAATGTTGGCTAATGCTAGGTGTCCTATAGGAAAGTGGTAAGATGAGTAAAATAAGATTTGTTAGCAGGGTTCCAGGTTTATCAGAACTTGAATGGGCAAGGCCAAAACCTGCAAAGGCGTTTATACCTGAATGGTTTAAATCTATGCCTGCAAGTGTAAATACAGAGGACGGTCCAGTTAGTACTGCTAGGGTATGTCCTGCATTGCCAGATTATTTTTCACAAGGATATATTCTGCCCATGTGGATGGACTCAGATCTTGCTTATGATAAAGAGACTCGTTCTTTTTCTGCAAAATCATCTCCTGGTTTTGATAAATGGTCAATTCATCCAAACTCACAATTCTTAGATTATACAGATGCTTCAAACCTTGGAGTTAAATCTGAGTTTATATTTAAGTCTGTATGTCCTTGGTATGCAATTACTGAACCTGGTTGGTCTGTATTGCAGTTGCCTATATTTTATAACTTTAATAAAAATTGGACAGTGCTACCTGGAATTGTTGATACAGATATACACCACGAATTAAATCAGCAACTACTATTCCATAGCGACAAAGAAAGGGTTGTTATAAAGGCTGGAGAGGCTTTTGTTTTATACATCCCGTTTAAAAGAGAAAAGCATAAACTAGAAGTAGGAGATGCTAATGAAAAAGAATTAAAAAAGTTTAACTTACAGATGCTCGATACATTTGCAAGATTTACACCAACTGGAATTTACAGAAAAAACCAAAGAGATCGTGATAAACCTAAAAAAGGATTTTTAGAAAACCTTAGAGATAGGTTAGAAGAGTAACAAAACGTTATTCTTTTATATGATCAGACTCTGATTTGCAAGAACATCCATTGCAACAGGTTTCTGAAAATATTTTTACAGCCAGAGATGTGGATTCTGTCTCAAATAAAGGATATGTATTGTTGTCTACGTTATCTAGTATGGCCATTTGATTCCCCTCGAAATTAGTTAAAACTGTCTCCGCATGCACAAGATCCTTGAGCATTGGGATTGTCAAGTACAAAACCTTGTTTTTCAATTGTGTCAACGAAATCAAGCGTAGCCCCTTGTAAATAAGGAACAGACATTCTATCTAACTTTAATGTAAAGTCTTCAAAGTTATAATCCGTATCTCCGTCTAACTTTTCATAGTCAAAGAAGGTTTGATATCTAAGTCCAGAACATCCACCAGGCTGAACAGAGATTCTTAGGAAGATCTCTCTATCTGGGATAGATATGCGAGAGTCTCCTATGAGTTCCGAAACTTTTTGTTTTGCTTTTTCTGTAAGAATCATATTTTAATTATAGCATAATCTGAAAAATTTTATAAAAGGGGTTTCCCCCAAAATCTGAATATTTTTTATAAGTGTATGATACATACATTTGTGTAGAATAAATAATTTAATTAGTGAGCACACTAGTGTGGTGGGTGCAAAGATCTTAGCACTAGTGCCGTCAATAATTCTAACACTAGTGCCACCGATTTATCCTAACATTTGCAAGGGTCTATGCGTGTCTCTTTTTCAGAGAAAATGATGATACCCGTATCACCGCAGAATTCGCAAGTGTGTGCATACATAGCGTTCATTAATTAGTTTCCTTTTCTTTTAGTATTCCTAAAATCAAATCTAATTGACTTACTGAAAGCAACGCTTGAGCGCAACCCCATACATAGGCAAGGTCTTGCTCACCATAGTGTTTCTTAGCAAGAGTGTTAATCTCTTGTGTAATCTCAAAATTGGTTTTCATTAGTTTTCCTCCTTTTCTAATAGGTGGGCATTGTTTAGGGGGCGAGAGTTATTGGCAAACATAGCCTCAATCTTAGCCTTATTCTTTTCACGCTCAATAGCGTAACGAGCCTGTTGTTCTGCTCTTAGTCTTTCTAGTGTATTCATTGGGAACACCTTTCTTTGTTAATCTTTATACATAGTATTCTAGCACCTACCACTGACAAATTAGCCTGTTTTTCGGGCGTGTCGGGAAAGTATTTTTGTGATACCCGTCACATAGTTTATACACAGGGGTTGTGGATAACTTTTTTTCGACCCGATTTTGTCAAGGCGACACGCCGTAGAAAATGGTCATTTTTATCTTTGACCATTCAAATGTGACCTATGTCTCATGTGATACGCCTCACAATGTCCGTTTTGATACCATTTTGGGTTTGCAATTTGTCAGACCCCCATGCTACACTTACAGTATAAAGAAAAACAAGGGTAAAGAAATCCCTTAACGAAAGGTAGGTCAAAATGACTACACTAACAAAATGCACTGAGCATAATCCTCAGTATTCCGCTATCTCCGAGGTAGGGGATAACCAATTCACTTTCTGCGTAGATTGTGAACAAAACATTGAGCGTTACTACTATGATAGTGACCCTGAGCAATTCCCTATGTGGACAGATTGGTATGTGACTAAATGAACCAGACTAATCAATTCTTAGACACTATGCAATTTATAGATGAGCAAGGCTTATGCGCTATGGATAACATTTGCGCTTTTTGCATAACACTATTTGACGGGTGGAATAGATTTTGCCCTAGATGTAAAGACTACAAGGGCGTAATGGCTCTCCCTGATTTTATTAACACTTATGGAAAGGAAGGACTTACAAGATGAGTACCTTTGTTAATCTCCCCTCAGTATGTGGGGCGACATCTGCCAGCGTAGATGTCTATGACCTAGACCTTAACCCTCATGGGGTTATCTGTTGTGACAATTGCAAATCAATTGTGTTATGCCGTAAGGCTTGGGACTTTTTATACAAGGAGGTAAAGTAATGACACTATTTAACTTTGACCTAATGGTTACTATTGAGGCTGAGGACTTTGAGTCTGCACTATCATGGCTAAAGGCTATGCCACTAGAAAGACATGACTTTCAGGTTATTGACTATAACGAATTGGAGATTGCATAA